ATGTACCTACCGATGTGGATAAGAGTTTGATTAAGGGGTTAAAAGAAATAATTGAAGAAGGTGGATTCCCTATTAAAGCCAGTTGGGGAAAGGATTACGGAAACGTTTAACCACCATATTTATAGTATATACAAAAATATGCTATAATATGAGAAAACTCTTTGTTTTATTATCGTTCCTTTTAGTTTCTTTAACATCTTTTGGACAATTGCCTGATGTAAGAGTAAAGAATGAAGTGTTTGATATACTTTATTCACAATCATTAGAACAACCACTAATTATTAAGTATCGTTCTACAAACCGCCCTACAAATGTGAATAGAGGTCATATGGATTTCTATACAGAAAAGGGAATCAAAACATCGGATGGTGAGGATTACAAAGGAAATGTTTACGATAAAGGACATGGAGCTCCTGCAGCAACATTTTCTGATAATGAGGCGAACTTAAAACAAACATTCTCATACCTAAATTCAATAATGCAAAATCAATATCTTAATAGAGGTGAGTGGAGAATGTTGGAAGAACAAATCCGTAAATGGGATGATGTAGAACCAATTACTGTTTTAATAAAAGTTTTCTTTGATACTCCTGTTAAAAGAGTACCAACTGGTGCAGCAATTCCTTCACATTTACAAAAACACATTTACTTTGAAAAACAAAAGAAATGGAAATGTTTTGTATTTCTTAATGAAAGACCAAAATTTCATTGGGAAGAATTAGAAATGATATGTGAAGCGGAAGACCACAAATTTTAATGAACATGAATTTATTACAATTAATTGATAAAATTATTTCTGAATGGGCGTATAGAGTAAACGATGGTATGCCTGATGCAAAAAACCCAACCCACATAAAAGAGTTGGGTATTGTACTTTCTGAAATGGGATTATCTCATATTAAGAATGATTTAGTAGAAAACCTTCTTACTGAAAAAGGAAAAACTCCTGAGAAGCATGTAGTAGAAGCGGATAAGAATTTTAAAAATCCTGTACTAAATAAAAGTGTAAAATATAAAAACGCAAAAGGTGAAGATGTGGAAGGATTGGTTGGAAACCTTTTAAGATTACCAAAAGAACATCCTGGCCGTAAAGCAGCAGAAAGAATGTTACCACCAGAAGGTTCAGAAGAAAGAGATACAATCAATAAGGATTTAGGTGGAGAAGGACAACCACAAGGAGCACAGGAACCAAAAGGTGATAAAGGTGATGGTGGTGAAGAATCTGCACCTAAAGAGGACCCGATTCAAAAAGCAGCACCAATGTTTGACCCTAAACAGGACCCTGCTATGGGAGCTCGTTTGGATAAAGAAAGAGAAACACTTGCTCAATTAGCAGGAAGTGGTGAAGAAGAAAAACCAAAAGAAGAACCTAAAGCAGAAGATGGATTTAATCCAATTCCAGCGGCAGATGTACAATCTGAAATACCTGAAGCGGATCCTGATACATTTGGTGGTGAATCTGATATACCCGATGGAATAGATAAAAAAGATTTAGAAAAATTCAATACCGATATTAGTAAGGTAAAACAAATTGTTGATGATGCAAAAGCTAAAGGCGAAAAAGCACCTAATATTAATTTGTGTCAAATAACAGTACCTGGTACAAACTTATATTGTGATGATAATTTAGGTATTCCAAGAGAAGAAATGCCACAATTCAAAGGTAAAGCGTTGCCAGGAACAAGAGCAGAAAATATGCCGGTGGATAAAGATGGCGAAGTAGATACCGAACCAGTATTTAGAGAAATGCTGAAAGAGAAAGGAATTACAGTATCACAAACCGAAGTACCTGCTGATAAATTAAAAGCAACACAAAATGAATTAGTTGGTGCAAAGGTGTTGGGTATGATGGGTGCATTAGAGCAAGACCCACAACATCCAAAAATTACTGCACCAATTTATGTTAGTAGAGATGGATTTGTAATTGATGGACATCATAGATGGGCAGCAATTGCAGCATATAACGCATCACATCCTGATTCTCAAATACCTATGAAGGTGCAAGTGATTGACCAGGATATTAAAGATGCAATTCCTATGTGTAATAAGTTTGCAGAAGATATGGGTATTGCTGCTAAGAAAGCAGATGCTAACAAAGAAGATGTACCTGCAGAAGAACCAAAACAATTAACACAAAAAGAATCTGAAGACGTTGTAAACTCCCTTAAAGATAGAAAAACAGCAAAGGGTGAATCTTTGGATATTGAAACAACCGATAATGGTTCTATGATTATTGGTGTTGAACATGGTGCTGATAATGAAAGTACAAAAGAAACAATTAATCAAATCACATCACTTCCAAAAGATACAAAAGTAATGTTTGTTGGTGAAGGTGGAATGAGTAAAGATTCTGAAGGTAATTTAGAATTATCAGGAGAGCAAGCTGAAATTAGAGATGCAGTAAAAAATCATTTTACTAACTCAAACGAAAGTAGTTGGGATGAAAACGCAAATGTATTGGATGATACTTCTCCTATATTTGATGAAGTTGGTAAAACGTTAGGCGGAAGTAAATCTAAAGCTAAAGCTGCTATATGGGCTAATATGTATGGACAGGATGGGCCGGATGAAAATATGAAGCCTGATGATTATTTAGATGATGAGGGTAAAGCATGGTTAATAGACCAAGCTAAAAAAGGTGGAAGTTCGGAATTTGATGGTGATGTGGATTGGAATAATTTAACTGATGGGCAAAAAGAAGATTTATATCAACTTAATTATAGAGATGATGATGGATATGGTGAAACGGAAATAAGTAAAGCACAACAAACATATAATGGATTCCGCCAAAAGGAATTAGATAGAAAAATTAAAGAAGCTGAAGCTGAAGGATACAAAGTAATTGCACCGGTTGGCAACTCTCACGTTGATATGTGGAGACAAAGAAATAAAAAAGAAAAAACTGAAATGAAAGAAGAACTTTTTCCAATGATTGATTCTCTTATAGAGGGAATTATTGCAGAATTTATTAGAGAAGCTAAACCTAATATAAAAGCTAGTCCATCTAAAGAACATCCTGGCTATTACCATAGAGGTGGTGGGTATTATTCAAAACAACCTGATGGTGAGATAACCCACAAATCAGATCGTGGAACTTTTAGAGCATTAACATCTAAAGAAAAAGCTGCAAAAAATCAAACAACAACCCCACCGGTAAAAGGTAAAAAACCTGCACCAATAAAGACAGTTGCTCAAGACAAAGATTTACAAGCAAGAGCAAGCAGAGAAAAGGCTGCATTGGCTAAAGATAAAAAAACCAAACCAACGTCTGTTCCTACACCAAAACCAAAAGCAGCACCATCTGGTAAAATTTCTAACAAAATGGAAGAAGATGATGCTTTCTTTTCAAAGAAAAAAGTGCAGGATAAACTAAAGGATGTAAATACTGTTATTAGTAAACTACCAATGAACAAAGATGAAAAAAAGGTTTTATTTGGTATTGTTGGTAAAGCGTTAAGAGGAGAGGAATTAACAAAAGCAGAAAGAAGATTTGCAAGTGATTGGGTAACATTCCCAGCTACATCTGACCCAAAAATATATTTTGCACCGGCTAAAGGTGAATTCAAAACACACATTAAAGTAGAATTGGGTAAAGGTATTGAAGATAGAGATTCTTTTAATGAATATTTGGAAAGAAATGAAATATTTGATGCAGGACATGCTGTTAGAAAAAAATCAATGGTTGCAAGTAATTTAACTCGTGATAGAAAACCGATTAAAGTAGAAGGTATAGAAAAAGATAAAGATGGTAAAACACAAAGTTGTAAAATTGGTAATACTGTATTTAAAAGATACCCAGAGCCAGATGAAAAAGAATTGTTAGACCAATTTAAAAAAAGAGGTATTACTAATCCTGAAGAAGAAGTTCGTAAAACTTTGATTGCAATAAAAAGGCACAATGAATATGTAGAATTTATTGCTTCTCAAGAAGATATTGAAACTATTGATTTTGGATATGATACTGATACATCCGATGGTAGAAAAAATACCATTGAAAGTATTAAAAAAATGATGTTTAATAAATTAAATGCAGATTTTGGCAAATTCTTTAAAGGTAAAATTCCACCTGATGCAAAAAATGTACTTAATCTTATAAAAAACATTTCAAATCCGTATAATGGTATCTCACCTGAAAGAATGCAAGAAGAAATAGATGCAATTGCAAAGTTGATGAACGCCAATCCGGAATTTAGAGCAGGTGTTCCTGATATGCAAGAGATATTTGACTTTATGGTTAAATTGGGACAAGGGTATGCGGGATTCATGCCATCTGCATCAAATTGGAAAGTTACTGACATTGTAACTTATAAACCTTCTCAAGAAATAAGAATGAAGAAAGGTGAATCTCCTGCTGAAGCAATTGCAAATAATTTCCAAAATATTATTTCAACATCTTTGATTGAAGGTGGATTATCGGTAAAATACGAAAAAGGTGGTGCTAGTGCGGGGTATGATAAAGTACTTATGACTAGATATAGAAAACATAAAAACTTTGATACACAAAAAGAAATATTAACATTATTTGATACATACAAATGGTCATTTACACCTGGCGAAGAGAACAGAGTTAAGAGTAAAGAAGAAATTGATGCTAAAGAAGCTGAGTTAAATTCGGTATTAGAAAGAGCTAAAAAAGCTGGTATTCTTACCGAAGAACAAATAACTGAAATTCAAATGGAAGGTGAAGAACAGGCTGCAAGAATGGCTGCAAAAGTGGAAAAGAAAGTTCCATTTAAAAACTTTAAGCAGTGCTTTGGTAAGACGGATAAAGAACAAAAAGCAAATTACGAAAATTATAAAAAACAGTGTGGAATGTGGTGTAAAATGGGTGCAATCGCTGAAACATTGAATAACAATGATATGGATTATCAATTGTTTGGTAATTTGAGAACCGTATATCCTAAAAAGGGTGACCCAAGACATGAAACAATTGATGGTGTAACTACATTGAGTGGTATGGGATGGTCTTATGATCCTGGTATTGCGGCAACCGGTAAAGAATGTAAGTACCTTTCTTTGAACAATGCAAATTCATCTCACATTGAACCTATAAAGAGATAATTGTAAAAATACCCTTTGAACCCTTTTTTGATATTTATAGTTGATTAAAAAGAAAAAGGGAAAACGAGGATGAAAACACAGTTATTATGTACGTTTACAACGAAAGGTGAGTTACAAAATACATTACAACTAATAAGAGAAACTTACCACATCGTTTATAATTACATTTATATTCTCCAAAATAAGGCGAATTTAGATGAATTGTTTATCACGTACAATATAGATACAGCATTCCAACCGGATACTCCGTTGGAAAATACTATTCTAATTCATAGAAAGAAAGAATCAAATACATTATATACAATTAACGCCCTAAACGAATTGGTAAAAGAGGAAAATGGTGGGGTGCTAGATAATTCATTTGTAATTAATTGGCAGAAATTCAAAAATTCAATCATATTAACCAACGCTGAAGGAACTAAAAAAATTCAAACAAGAGTTTTTGAAGTAATTGATTTTGGTGATGGTAAAGAAGTTATATCTAACGAAACTAAATAATTTCACGATGTTATTAAAAAAAGGTGATAATAACGAAAATGTAAAATTAATGCAGGAGAAATTAGGTATTTCCCCAGCAGTTACTAATTTTGGACCTAAAACTGAACAAGCAGTAAAAGAATTTCAAGCTAAGCACGGACTTCCTGCTGATGGTATTGTTGGTGATAAAACTTGGGCGATGATTATGGGTGAGAATACTCCACCGCCACCGCCACCGGCTCCAATAACACCTGTTGGTGGATTGAAGTTAGATAAACTTAAAGGACATATTCCTGATGCGGTAATTGCAATGATTCCTGATACTGCAGCTAAATTCCAAATCAACACTCCATTGAGATTGGCACACTTTTTGGCACAATGCGGACATGAGAGTGGTGGATTCAAAGCAACGCAAGAAAACTTAAACTATTCAGCAAAAGGTTTAATGGGTATATTCAAAAAGTATTTCCCAACTGAAGCTATTGCAAACGCATATCAAAGAAACCCACAAAAGATTGCAAACAAAGTATATGCATCTCGTATGGGTAATGGTGATGAGGGAAGTGGTGAAGGATATAAGTTTCGCGGAAGAGGATATATTCAATTGACAGGAAAGGATAACTATACAGCATTTGGTAAAGCAATCGGTGAAGATATTCCATCTAATCCTGATGTAGTAGCATCTAAATACGCTTTACTTTCAGCAGCATGGTTCTTTAATAAGAATAAATTACACATAATGGCTGATGGTGGTGCAACCGATGCCGTAGTAACATCAATCACAAAAAGAGTAAATGGTGGAACTATTGGATTGGCAGACCGAATAAAACACTTTAAGGAATACTATCACTTATTAGCATAATTTGGAAGTTTAAATAAAATTTCGTATATTTATAAAATATAATAGAACATAGATGGCAAATATCAGATTAAAAGAACTAATAGAGGCTAACATAGACCCTAAATTGGTAGCTAGAAGTAAAAAAACTGGCAAACTTGTTTATTTCAAAACACAACAGGCTAAAGATGCAGCATTAAAAGCTGGTTCTCATGAAGACCCTAAAGCTAAAAAAGGTGATGAGCCTAACGTAGATACTAAACCAAATGATATGTTTGGTGGAGATTATGCAAAAGATAGAGGCGGTGAAGCTCCTCAAGCTGACTCGGATGCATCAATAGATGGACAAAGTGATGAGGAATTATACGATGCATTGTATGATATGGGATATGATTTCGGAGAATTTGGTAGCGATGATTTTGATGAAGAAGGATTTGCAGATGCAGCAATCGGTTTAGGTTACCGATATGATGACAAAAATAAAGTATGGAATCATAGAGATGATGATATTGAAGAAAGTTCAACCAAACTTACATCAATGATTAAAAAATAAAACAAAAGGGAGAAACTAAAAATTCTCCCTTTTTTATTTGGAATTGTCACAAATTTTACCTATATTTGTTACATCAAAATCAATCAAAAATACATCAAAAAAAGATTTGGTAATATCAAAAACTTGTTGTATATTTGTATCTCCTTTATATTTATATGTGTAACGGAAGTGTAGGAAAGACACTTAAATAAAACCATAAAACTTAAACGCTTAAAACTTAAAAGACATGGCAATTAATTTAGACGCAATTAAGAGCAGACTTAACAAACTGCAGAACACCCAAAGAACAACTGTAGAACTTTGGAAGCCAGCACCAGGCAAACACACAATCAGATTGGTGCCGTACAAATTCAATAAAGAGAATCCTTTTATTGAACTTTATTTTCACTACAACATCAACAACAAAACTTACTTATCTCCAATGAGTTTTGGCAGACCTGACCCAATAGTTGAGTTTGCTGATAAACTTAAAAGAATGGGTGATAAGGAAGATTGGAAAGCTGCTAAGAAAATGGAGCCGAAACTTCGTACTTTCGTACCAGTATTGGTAAGAGGTGAAGAAGGTGAAGGTGTTCGTTTTTGGGGCTTTGGTAAGACCGTATATCAAGAGATTCTTGGTTATATGGCTGACGCTGATTATGGCGATATTACCGATCCAGAAAGTGGTAGAGATATTACTGTTGAAGTTGTATCCGCAGAAGACAGTGGTACTTCTTACCCTGTAACAACAATTCGTGTTAAACCAAAAGAAACACCATTAGCAGCAACTAAAGCTGAGAATGACAAATTCCTTAACGAACAAAAGGAAATCACCGAACTTTATTCTGAATTAACTTATGCAGAATTGAAGAATGTATTAGAAGGTTGGTTGAACCCATCAGGTGGCGCATCTGAAGATGAGAAATCAGCATCAGCTGAAACTCTTTCTTCAACCGCTAAAGATGAGGAAGAAGCACCATTTGATACAACTCCATCAAAACCAGCACCAGCTAAGAAATTAGATGATGTAGCAGCGGCATTTGATGACCTTTTCAATTCATAAAATAAGTTATAAAGAATATGGCAAAAGCAACTAAAGAAGTTGATTTGGCAGCAGTGCTCGCCGAATCACTAAACAAACAATCAAAAGACCAAAGAGTAGCATTCTTTTTGGATTCTGATGAAGCACCCACAAATGTAGATGGTTGGATTTCAACCGGAGCATCGTTGTTGGACGTTGCTATTTCCAATAGACCTTATGGTGGTTTGCCTGTTGGTAGAATTACCGAAGTGACAGGACTTGAACAAAGCGGTAAATCATTATTATCAGCACACTTACTTGCCGAAACACAAAAGTTAGGTGGTATAGCTGTTTTGATTGATACTGAAAATGCCGTAAGTAGAGAGTTCTTGGAAGCTATCGGAGTTGATGTATCTAAAATGTTGTATGTAGCAGCTGAGACTGTTGAGCAATGTTTTGAGTACACCGAAACAATCATTGAAAAAGTAAGAACGCAATCCAAAGATAAGTATGTAACGATTGTGGTGGATTCCGTTGCCGCCGCATCTACTGAAAAAGAAATGGAAGCTGATTATGGTAAAGATGGTTACGCTACCGATAAGGCAATCATAATCTCAAAAGCAATGCGTAAAATCACTAACTTAATTGGTAGACAGAAAATCACATTGGTTTTCACAAATCAATTAAGACAGAAGATGAACGCAATGCCATTCTCTGACCCTTGGACAACTTCTGGTGGTAAAGCAATCGCTTTCCACGCATCGGTTCGTTTAAGATTAAAGAGTATGGGAACGATTAAGGCTAAGGAGAATGGTAATGAGAGAATCGTAGGTATCAAAGTACGTTGTCAAGTAGTAAAGAATAGGATGGGACCTCCGTTACGTTCCGCTGATTTTGATATTTTCTTTGACAGAGGTATTGATAACTATGGAGCTTGGTTAGCAATAATGAAGGACAATGGTATTGTAAAACAATCAGGAGCTTGGTATGAATATACTGATATTGATACTGGCGAAGTGATTAAATTTCAATCCAAAGATTTTCCTTCAACGTTAGATGCTAACAATGAAGTAAAAGAGCAAATCTATAAAAGGATTTGCGAAGCAACAATTTCACAATACAAAAAAGATTCATTGGATACTGATAGTTTGGTGACAGACTCGGAAGTAATCGGTGATTAATAAAGGTTACAAAATATGAAAGAATTATACAAAAAATTACTCAATGAAGTAGAATCTGAACATGAATCTAATACCCAAAGGGTAAGGAATGGTAGAGTTCTTATCATAGATGGACTCAATACCTTCATCCGTAGTTGGACTACCAACCCCATAATGAATGAGGATGGTGAACATACGGGTGGAGTTATTGGTTCATTAAATTCAATCGGATATCAAATCCGCCAATTTAATCCAACTAGAGTTATCTTAACCTTTGATGGTAAGGGTGGTTCTAAAGGTAGGAAAGAATTGTTTGAAGGATATAAAGCTGATAGAGGTAAGAATCGTTTTAGGGTTAATAGACAATATCCTGAAATGATGTCTCAAGAAGATGAGCAACTTTCAATGAAAAGACAATTTGTATGGTTAGTAGACCTATTAGATAGTTTACCAATCACTACAATGATATATGATGGTATAGAAGCGGATGATGTAATTGGACACATTGCTAAGCATGTGCTTGGTGAAGGTGAAGAATGTTATATCGTTTCTACCGATAAAGATTTTTTACAATTAGTAGACGAAAAAACATTTGTATTTTCTCCAACTAAAAAGAAACTTTACAATAGAGAAATGGTTAAAGAAGAATATGGATTGTATCCACAAAACCTTTTACTATTCAGAACATTAGATGGTGATAATTCTGATAATGTACCTGGTGTTAAAGGATGTGGATTAAAGACAGTTCTTAAAAGATTTCCTGAATTATCTGAAGATAGAGAAATAACTTTTGATGAGTTCTTTCAAATATGTGAAGATAAAAAAGGAGAAGCCAAAATCTATGAAGATATTCTTGCAGCTAAAGATGATGTGTTAAGAAATAGACAAATCATGCAATTGCAAGAACCACATATCAATACAAATACGAAGTTGAAAATTAACGATAGATTCGCTGAACCAAACCGAAAGTTTGATAAGATGGAATTTATCAAAGCCGCTATGAAGTATAAAATTCTTCAAAACTGGAAAGATATAAACGATTGGTTAAAATCAACTTATACAAATATAATCATAAAATAATTTGGTGAACTAACTAAATTGTTGTATATTTGTAAACCAATTAAATTATGCACAGCGAAGATACACTCTCTAAATATGGGCAATCATTTCAGACCAAAGTAATATCTGCTTTGCTTACGGATGAACGAATGATGGATACACTTTCAGATGTAATCCATAAGAAGTTCTTTGAGTCCGAAGCAAATAAGTGGATAGTGGATGAAATTGTATCTCACCATAAAGATTACAATAAAGTACCTTCGTTGGATGTATTTAAAGTTCAAGTATCTAAACTTGATAATCAATCTTTACAAAAAACAATTGTAACTCAACTCAAAGAAGTATATGGACAAATTGGTAATACTGATTTAGCATATATCAAAGATGAGTTCACATCATTTTGTATAAACCAAAACCTAAAGAATGTAATTGTACAATCTATTGACTTGTTAAAATCAGGCAACTATGATAAAATCAAAGAATTGGTTGATAAGGCAATGAAGGTTGGTGTTGATTCGGATTTGGGAATGGATTATCTTATTGATTTTGAAAAGAGATACGATGAAACAAAGAGAGATACTGTTGGGACTGATTGGCAATGTATAAACGAATTGATGAATGGGGGTTTAGGACCTGGTGAATTAGGAGTAGTGGTAGCACCTTCCGGTGTTGGTAAGACTTGGGTATTGTGTGCGTTGGGAGCAGCAGCAGTAAGAGCTGGTTTCACTGTGGCACATTATTCATTAGAACTATCACAAGAGTATGTTGGTTTAAGATACGATACTGTATTCTCACACATCGCATCACATGAATTGGTGGATAAAAAAGAAGAAGTATTAATTTCACTTAAAAAGTTGAAAGGTAAACTTAAAATCAAATATTTTCCACCTAAAGCTGCAAGTTCAAAAACAATTCAGGCACATTTAGAAAAGATGATAGCGGCAGGTAATAAACCTGACCTTATAATTATAGATTACGCTGACCTATTATTATCACACTCAAACAAAACCGATAGTACATACGCTGAGCAAGGTGGTGTGTATATTGATTTGAGAGGAATGAGTGGTGAGTTAGGAATTCCAATTTGGACAGCATCACAAACTAATCGTTCAGCAATTGATTCGGAAGTTATTGAAGCAGATAAGATTGCAGATTCATATGCTAAAGTAATGAACGCCGATTTCATTATGAGTTTAAGCCGAAAAGCTAAAGATAAACTGAGCAATACTGCAAGGGTGCACGTAATGAAAAATCGTTTTGGACAAGATGGAATCACCTTCCCCGCAAAAATGGACACCACACATGGTATTTTGGATGTATATACTGCAACATCAGCCGATGGAGTATTGGCACAAAAAGCAAGTGCGAATGGTGTAGAAATAGAAAGACAGTTATTACATAAAAAATATGTAGAAACTATGCCGGTTGGAAACAAACCGCAAATGGTTACAGGATTAGGATAACAATTAAAAAACAAAAACTATGGCACAAACAAGTCAAGAATTATTCGAACAAATCAAAGGTTTATTTGTAACTTTTGAAACTGAGCACAATGGTACTAAAAAAGTAAACAAATCAAGAGCAAGAAAAGCAATTGGTGAGTTGAAGAAGTTAGTAACAGCCTATAAGAAAGCTTCAACAGAAGAGCAGAAGGCATCATAATGATAGGGGAGTAACTCTCCCCTTTCATATGTTATAATAGACACTTATTTTAACATTCAAAAATATTTTAAGAAAAGTGGATTTTTTATCCACAAGCTTGTATTGTTTAGTCAGGCAACCCATATTTATTTTTTTATTTTGGGATTTTCCTGAAAAAAATACACTAAACAATTTAATCAAAAAGAATTATGGACATTTCAACACGAATTTTATCGGATATCACAGTGTATATGAAGTATGCAAAGTATGTGCCGGAACTAAACAGAAGAGAAACATGGGAAGAATTGGTGACTCGTAATATGGAAATGCATATTAAGAAGTATCCAACCTTAAAAAAAGAAATTAAAGAGAACTACAAATTCGTGTATGATAAAAAGGTATTACCATCAATGCGTTCAATGCAGTTTGCTGGTAAACCAATTGAAATTTCACCAAATAGAATTTACAACTGCGCATTCGCACCAGCAGATGATTGGAGAGTGTTTTCAGAAATTATGTTTCTTTTATTGGGTGGAACGGGTGTAGGTTACTCTGTACAAAAGCATCACGTTGACCAACTACCTGAAATTAGAAAACCAAATGCAGATAAAACAAGAAGATTTCTTATTGGTGATTCTATTGAAGGATGGGCGGATGCAGTATTAGTATTAATGAAAGCATACTTCTTTGGTGGAAGTAAGCCTGTATTTGATTTTAGAGATATCAGACCAAAGGGTGCAAGATTAATTACATCAGGTGGTAAAGCACCAGGTCCTCAACCACTTAAAGAGTGTTTGATTAAGGTAGAAGGTATATTAGATGCACACAAAGACGGTGATAAATTAGAACCAATTGAAGTACACGATATTATTTGCCACATCGCTGATGCAGTATTAGCAGGTGGTATTCGTAGAGCAGCACTTATTTCATTATTCTCAGCAACCGATGAGAAGATGATTAGTTGTAAGAGTGGTGCATGGTGGGAAACAAATCCACAAAGAGGTAGAGCAAACAACTCAGCAGTATTGATGAGACACAAAATCACAAAGGAATACTTTATGGATTTGTGGAAGCGTATTGAAGCAAGTGGAGCAGGTGAACCTGGTATCTATTTGAGTAACGATAAAGATTGGGGAACTAACCCTTGTTGTGAAATCGCTTTAAGACCTTATCAGTTCTGTAACTTATGTGAAGTAAATGTGAGTGATATTGCAGACCAGGAAGATTTGGAAGCAAGAGTTAAAGCAGCGGCATTCATTGGAACTTTGCAAGCGGGTTATACTGATTTTCATTATTTAAGACCAATTTGGCAAAGAACAACTGAAAAGGATGCACTAATTGGTGTATCTATGACGGGTATTGGTAGTGGTGCTATTTTAAAGCACGATATGAAAGCAGCAGCTAAAGTTGTAAAAGAAGAAAACAAAAGAGTTGCAGACCTAATTGGAATCAACGCTTCGGCTAGATGTACAACTGTAAAACCTGCAGGAACTACATCATTAACTTTAGGTACATCATCTGGTATTCACGCTTGGCACAATGATTACTATATTCGTAGAGTAAGAGTTGGTAAGAACGAAAGTATCTATTCACATTTAGTTCTTCATCATCCTGAATTGGTTGAAGATGAATATTTCAGACCACATGATACCGCAGTAATTGGTATTCCACAAAAAGCACCAGATAACGCAATCTTCCGTACTGAATCTCCACTACAATTGTTGGAGAGAGTAAAGAAAGTACATGGTGAGTGGGTTAAGCCTGGTCATAGAAGTGGTAACAATACACACAACGTATCCGCTACGATTTCTATTAGAGAGCATGAGTGGAAAGCAGTTGGTGAGTGGATGTGGGAGAATAAAGATTTCTATAACGGATTATCAGTATTACCTTACGATGGTGGAACTTATATTCAAGCACCATTTGAAGATTGTACAAAAGAGAAGTATGAAGAACTTATGAAGACATTGCATGATGTTGATTTAAGTAAAGTTATAGAGTTAGAAGATACAACTGACTTAAGTGGTGAGTTGGCATGTGCAGGGGGAGCTTGTGAAGTTAAATAAACAAAGAGAGGAGCTGTATTACTTTGAGGGTAGTAAGATAGTGTTTACTCCACAATACCATATAGAAAGAGGATATTGTTGTGGTAGTGGATGTAGACACTGTCCTTACGAACCTAAACATCAAAGCGATAATACAAATATAGAACAACAATATAAACATTTAAAAGATGGTAACGATTAAAAAATTTGGAGCAGTATGGTGTGGACCATGCAGAGCACTAAAGCCAGTATTAGAACAATTAAAAACCGAATATACAGGTAAAGCAACATTTATTGAATATGATGTTGATAATTCTCCAGAAGAAGCACAGCAATACAATGTAACATCAATTCCATTGGTTGTGGTTGAAAAAGATGGTGTAATTATAGAAAGATTTCAAGGTTTATCTTCTAAACTTGCCTACACAAATGCTATTAATGAGGCAATAAAATAAATTTGGTAAAGTTCAATAAGTTTCGTATATTTGTTATATGTGTGGAATAATAGGTGGTAATTGGTTTACATCTAAAGGGCAAACTAATACCCAGTTACAAAAAATAATTCATAGAGGTAGAGATGCTTCTAAAGTTGAAAAGATTGGTAATTTCTTTGTAGGACACAACCGTCTTTCAATTCAGGACCTTTCTGATACCGCAAACCAACCAATGTGGAATGGTGATAAAACTATTTGCATTGTGTATAATGGTGAGTTGTGGGATAGTCAATACACAAAAGATTTAAGAGAAAGAATTACTATACCTTTCCGAACAAAATCTGATACCGAAATAATACTCAATGGGTATGAACAATTTGGTGTAGATGTGTTTAAGGAATTGGATGGTATGTTTTCATTTGCAATAGTTGATACAAAGCTTAATAAAGTATTTGTAGTTAGAGATTATGTAGGTGAACTTCCACTTTGGTATGGAATTGATAATGATGGTAAATTAGTATTCTGCTCAGAAAAGAAAGGTCTTCCACTTACTGATTTATATGAAAAACAAGTTAAGGCAATTTATCCAGGTACTTATTTAGAATACAATTATAAAACATTAGAACATTCAACACAAACTTATTACACACTTCCAAACGAAATTATTAACGATGATAGAGATGTTATTGTTAGTAAGATAAGAACAATGTTGGAAGAAGCCGTAAGAGCTAAAATGGTTTCAGATGTTCCTATTTGCACAATTCTTAGCGGTGGTATTGATTCGGTAATTACAACTTATATCCTTTCACGTATTAAACCTGATATTGAGGCATTTGTAGTTTCAATGGGTGACGGTGATACAAAGAACGATGATATAAAATATGCCAGAATTGCAGCTAAAGAGTTTGGTGTTAAATTGCATGAAATTATATTAACTGAAAAAGATGTAGAAGATGCAATTGAAGAAACACTTTATGTGATTGAGCAGAGTAGATGGCAAAATGTAGGTTCAGCAATTGCACAAATAGCACTTTCAAAAAAGATAAATGAATTAGGTTTCAAAGTTGTGTTTAGTGGTGACCTTTCGGATGAGATTTGGGGAAGTTATGGACATATTCAGGCGTTTCATTGGAGACCGGAAGATTATGATAAGGCAAGACGAAAGTTAGTAGAAGATGTACATAAAACAAACTTCTTAACAACTAATCAATCTATTATGTGGGGTGGAACGGTTGAAGTAAGAACTCCTTATAGTTGGAGACCGTTTGTAGAATATACCCTAAACATTCCACCATTGTATCAGAAAGAAGGTGGGCATATGAAACCACTATTGAGAGCAGCATTTAAGGGTGAGATTTCGGATGAGTTATTATATAGACCTAAAGTTTACTTCGCTAAAGGATGTAGGACGGGTGATATGATGGAAGCGAAAAAAGATATTTTGAAATCTCAATTAAAATCGGTATATTTGTATAAAGACCAAATAAATCAAAATAAATTCTTTCAATATGCTTAATTTTGTAAAAGCTGAGAAGGGTACACCTGAAATGATAGAAGCTGTAAATCAAGCATCTGCTATTATTGATTTGTATCCTGAAATATTTCCACATCTCCATAAGCAGGGATTTAAATTGGAAAAATATATTGAAAAAGGTGGTATGATATTGCAAGATGGTGTTGTAATCACTTTTGGAAAATATAAATCTCATGGTAGAATGAGTAAAAACGCTACCACATATAAAAAGAAGGGAGATTTTATCCTTCATCAGATTGCAACAAATCATTCTAAAACAAATGCTAGTAGAGAAGTATTGGATGAGTTTGTTGAGTATTGTAAATCACAACATGCAGAGAACTTATTCTTAACTGTTAGGGCATTTAATTATAGAGCAGTATTGTTTTATGAAAGATATGGTTTTGTAAAAGACTCGGATATTAATTGGACTAGTAAAAAAGATGGTATTATAAATGGTATTGTATTCCGATTACGATTGGTTGCAAACAAAAATATTGAAAACATATGTATTTAAATTATTTTGATAAATTTAAAGGTATGGAGCCGTATCTTCACATTAATGCTGAAGAATGGAAACATATCAAAACAACATTTGATATTAATGATGTAAAAGAATCATTGGCAGATGTAGCTATGACGTACGAACTTCCTTATGCGGAAATAAGTGAAGATGAGGCTAGAAAAGAATACCTTGCACTTAAAGGCATTCGTTGGAATGAATTGTTTACCGAAGGTGAATGGTTTCCGAGAAAAGCATCTGATTTTAGATATTCATTAGATTTTCAAGGTAAACCACAATACATTCGTAGACTAAACACCGGTAATGATGCATCAAATCATTTTCAACAATCAAATCGTTGGAGTGTTGATGGCACCGTTTCACCTGGACCAAAAAGAACTTGGGCAAGTAAAGAATTTATGACAACACTTATGGGTGGATTATATACTCTTAAATTTGATGAAGTTGGAAGAAACGAATTAAGAGTATGTTTGAGTTTGAGAAAATATATTTGCTCTCAATTCAAACCAAATGCTGCAAAAGTTCTATATGATTTTTATGGTGCTAAAAATGTATTAGATATATCAGCTGGGTGGGGTGACCGTTTATGTGGTTTCTTTGCATCAGAAAATGGTGAACATTATGTAGGTATAGACCCTAGGGTAGAAAATCATCCAATATACCATAAACAAGCTGAATTTTATTCCAAAAATAATTCATTTTTTGAAACCGAAAAGAAAGCAGATTTTATTATTTCACCTGCAGAAGATGCCGATTTGAGTGAATATGAAAATCACTTTGATATTGTATTCAGTTCACCGCCGTATTTTAATGTTGAAAGATATTCATACGATGATACACAGAGTTGGGTGAGATATAAAAATATTGATGCGTGGAATAAGCAGTTCCTTCACAAAACAATTGCAAATGTATGGCCCACTTTAAAGAAAGGTGGTATTCTCGCAGTTAATATTGCGGATGTGTATGCAAGTTCCAAAGGAGATGGTAAAGGTTATAAAGAGATATGTAATCCAATGAATGATTTTATTCAAACATTAGGTGCAGAATACGAAGGTTGTTTGGGTATGG